ACCGGATGGCCGACCGCTGCCTTTGGTGTATGGTCCCTTTTGCGCTGGAGTGACGCTCTCCCGCTATTGGCGCTCTCTCTCTTCTGACGTGGAGTCTCCTCTACCGTTGGATAAAGCTTATCGCGTTATTGATTTTGAAATTTGAATTATGTGCACGTCGTTTCATGATTATGGTCGTCATGTGAGGCGATAAGGTTTTCTGACACATTGTACGATGTATGAGACGTGGCCCAATAAAATATTATGTGGCGAGTTTAATTATGTTGAGTTGAATAATGTTTGTGTATATAACGACCGAACATGAATAATATTTTAAATCGTCTTTTGACATTAAAACTTGTAATTTTATTTGTACAGGAAAGTTTTAATATGTTTTCGTCGAGATATAGACGTGGTGTACATTATTATGGACGGCAAAATAGTTCAGGTAACAATTTGTTTAAGCGATCATCAAATGTTAAACGTAAGGTTGTTAAACGGCGAATAAGTCATGCAAATAATGTTCAAGAGGATGCGAAAATGGTATCTCAACGCATCCATGAAAATCAGTATGGTCCTGAATTTGTTATGGCGCACAACGCGGCGTTATCTACGTTTATTAATTTCCCTCATTTGGGTCAGAGTCAACCCAATCGGAGCAGGTCATATATTAAGTTAAAACGTCTACGTTTTAAAGGAACGGTTAAGATTGAACGTGTGCATGCTGATGTTAACATGGATGGGTTAAATCCGAAGATTGAAGGAGTGTTCTCTCTTGTAATTGTGGTGGATCGTAAACCTCATTTGAGCTCTACGGGTTGTTTGCATACATTTGATGAATTATTTGGTGCAAGGATCCACAGCCACGGTAATTTAGCTATTACACCGTCATTGAAAGACCGGTTTTATGTTCGCCATGTACTGAAGCGTGTGTTGTCTGTTGAGAAAGACAGTCTGATGGTGGATTTGGAAGGATCTATCGCTCTTTCTAACAGGCGTTTTAATTGTTGGTCTACGTTTAAAGACTTAGATCATGACTCATGTAATGGCGTTTATGACAATATTAGCAAGAACGCCTTGTTAGTATATTATTGTTGGATGTCGGATGTTATGTCTAAGGCATCCACATTTGTATCGTTTGACCTTGACTATGTTGGATGAACATGAATAAAATGAAGATTATAATATAATGTGTATATGTAAATAAAATGTGGCGATTTTATTTCAAAGATTTGGGCTGATTTGGATTACAATTATTGTTTATACATTCTTGAACCGTTGTCCTAACAAGCTCGCTTAATTGGGCTACTGACATTGTAATGTTAGATTGGGCCCTCTGCAACCCGGTTTGTGATGCTGAATCACCTGGGTCTAACGCGCTGGATCCTAAACGATTCAATTCTCTGTATGGGTGTAATGCGTTCTCCAATTCTGACTCTGTGTCCGCTTGATTCAGTCCAACTGTACTTCTGGAAGCCCATGATTCACCTGGCCTTAATTCAATTGGGCCTGGTAGCCCAACTCTTGACATGGATGTGGACCTCAATGTTTTCCTTTCCCATTTGCCGTAGTCCACATGTGAAAAATCAACATCTTTATGTGAAAATTGTTTGGAGTGAATTTTCACTGTTGGTGCCCGGAATGGTATATCCACTGAATGTTTAGCTGTGGACAACTTCAATTTCCCCTTAAACTTGGCAAAATGTGTTCGTTGATGTACATTTGTGTCGCTAACCCTGTAGTATAGCTTCCATGGAATTGGGTCTTTAAGGGAAAAGAACGAACATGAAAAAAAGTGGAGATCTATGTTGCATCGTATGGGAAATGTCCATGACGCTTGTAATGATTCGTCGTCAGTCATTCGTTTGTCATGGATCTCCACAATTACCGACCCAGTCGCGTTTATCGGCACCTGCTGTCTATATTCAATAACGCAATGGTCGATTTTCATACAGCTACGACTAAGTCTTGCTGTTAATTGCGCTGCTGTTGAGGGAAATTGAAGGATTATCTCAGTTAGGTCATGAGACAGTTGATATTCATCCCTATGAGACTCTATATAATTGAAGGCATTTGGAGGATTTGCTAACTGGGAATCCATATATGAACAATTGGCCGCGCAGCGGAACTGGCAGGACAATATGTTTATGAACCACGGATGAACAGAATGAACAACAAGACTATGATAAGCAGGTTATTATGAAACACAATGAACAAGAACAACTGGAAATGAATAACGATAAGCAACTGTTTAAATCATGTTCAATATGCATTTCTGAACGGGGCTGATATGAATATGATGAATAAGAACTGTTTATGCGAAAATTTTTCTGGGTTAACAAATGCTGGTTATGCATATGAATGTTCATTTGCGTTGTTTAAATAGACACGCGGAAGCGTTTGGGTGTGTAATGAAGCGAGAGCGCTCTAAGTGGCATTTTTGTAATAAGAAGGGTGTACCCCGATTGAGGCTCTCAACACTGGCTTATACTATTGGTGTATTGGGGGTCAATATATAGTATACCTTCTTACTAGCATCTGCTGACACGTGGAGGCCATCCGTTATAATATT